AGCGCACCGACGCCGCAGCCTGGGCGCTACCTGGTAGCGCCTGATCGGCCGGGAGCGGTGCGAGCGAGGGGCCGCTGCGGCGCGGGGGCGGTCGCGCGCGGCGGGTTTCGGCCTGGACCGGTGGTTCGCTCCGTCCCGCACCGGCGAGCATGCGTTCGAGGGCATCGAACGCGAAGTGCGTGTGTGTCACGTTGTTGAGCGGCAGCAGGCGCCGCGCATCGCGCGCCGTTTCCTTGCCCCAGCCCATCGTCGCGGTGCGGAAGGTGAGATCGGCCAGGTCGCGGGTGCGCGAGGCGACCGGACCCAGTGCGCGGATCATGCCGTCGCTCGACATCGCCATGCCCAGCGACATGCCGCCCGGCGGCGCTGTCGCCTCGCCGGCGAAGGCGGGGCCGTGGCGGGTGTCGAACATGCCGTAGCCGGCGTTGAATAGCTGGCCGAACCAGCCGGTCACGCCGGAACGGTCGATCGCGCGGTTGAGCGTCTCGCCGGCCGAGAGCTGGCGGTTGTCGCCAGTCGCCCAGCGGCGCAGCTGATCGGAGAGATAGCCGCCGCCGATCATGAGGGCTATGCCGGCGAGCAGGCGGCTGTCCTTCTCCTGCAGCGCCGGGATGAGCAGCTTCTGCATCACGGCCTGGCCGTAGGCGTGGAACATGCCCAAGGTCTGGCCCATCGGCCGCGACAGGTAGAGCGAGCGGCTGGGGCCGTCGGCCGACACGATCGCGTTGTCGACATCCTCGGCCATTGCGCGGCGGAAGGCGTCGCGCGCAGCGGCGTTCGACCAGCGCTCGGTGTTGGGCATGCGCATGGTGTCGCGCGAATTGCCGTGCAGACGCTCCTGGATGTTGATAAGCGCGGCCACTTCCGGATCAATACCAGAGCGCGCCAGTCGGGCGATTGCCTGAGGGTCATGCAGTGCGTCGATTTCGCGCTGGATGAACCTTGCTTTGTCCGGGTCACCAAGAAGCTCGTGCTCGATCCTGGTCGAATGCAGGCTCTCGGCATGCGAGACCTGACCCAGCTGATCAATTTCGGTGCCGATCGCGGTGCGGCGCGCTCTCCATGCCGTAATTTCCTGGGGCGTGGCGCGACGTCCCAGGGACCGGCCGTCAATCTTGACCCGTAGCTCCTCGGACTCCGCCATCAGGGCGCCACGCTGCTTGACCAGGGGCATGCGTACGGCAGCGCTTCCCACTTTCTCGACGTCCTCGAGAATGCGGCTGCCGATCACGGCCCCGGCCCAGCCCTTCATGAAGGCGGACCACGGGTTCATGCCGTTGACGTAGAAACTGGCCTGCGTCGCCTTGTCGAGCACGCGCTCGAACAGGTTGTGGCGCCCGGCAATGTCGGTCGAGAGATCGCCCATCGCCATTGCGCGGCTGGCGAGCCGCATGTCGAGCCCCGTACCCGAGAGGTGCAGCTCGTGCGCGCTCATCTTGATGTCCTGCATGCCCGCGCGCAGCAGGTCGTAGGCCGTGCCGAAGGTGCGCGTGAAGCCTTCTTTCAACACCAGCGCTCCGACATCGGAGAGTTGCGACACGACGCCGGTGAGGCCGCTCATCATCGCGATCTTGCGCGCCGAAGCGAGGGTGCGCGGAATCCAGTCGCGCGACACGTCCCATTGCCCGTAGGTGCCGCGCAGCACGTCGCGCACGGCGCGCAGGTCGTCGAGCTCGGCGTGCATCTGGCGCCATTGCGCCTCGGGGGCGTTGAGCCCGGTGCGTGCGCGCTCGAACGCCGCAGCCTTCTCGCCCATTGCCTGCTCGCGCACCAGGGCGATGTCGGCGAGCGCCGGGTGGTCGCCCAGCGCGCGGTAGGCCGCGGAGGCATCCTTGCCGGCCGCCTCGAGGTCCTTGGCGAGCTGGGCGTAGATTGCGTCGCCGTTGGCGCCGGTGCCGCGGCCGATCGCGCGGAACCATTCCTCGGTCGCGTTGTCGATCAACCCCTTGGCGGTCACGCCGCCGGCGTGGCGTGCGAGGGAGATATCGACGCCCATCGTGCGCACGTAGGTGCTCAGGAGCTCGGTCGGGTCGGTGATCAGCCAGTCCGAGAAGAAGCTCGAGGGCGCATCGAAACCGCGCCTGTGCGCGCTGGTCGCCATGCCGACATGCTCGTCGTCGATCGCGCGGAACGGCCGGTCGAGCGTGATGTCGTCGACGATCTTACTGGCGCGGCTGACGTCGCCGCCGCTGATCTGGAGCCAGCGCTCCACCCGCTGCAGGAAGGCCGGGCGGTTCGCGAGGATCTGGTTCGTATGCCAGTGGCGATTGACATAGCTCTCGACGAACTCGCCCTCGCTGGTCTGCCAGCGCTTGGGCGTGCGCACGGCATCGGGATTGAACATGCCGTGCGCCGACGCTTCGTCGCCCATGCGCTCGTAGATCCCGCGATACGCCCTGGCTGCCTTGTTGACCTCGGGCAGCGCATCGTCGACCTGGCCGAGGAGCCGCTGATGCACGCGGGCATCGAACTCGCTGGCCGACAGCTTGCCCGCCGGGGTCGAGCCGACGGCGTCCTGGACGCTCGCGCGCACGCGCCCGACGCCGCGGTGCTCCATGAAGGCTTCGTCGAAGGTGCGCCGCGCCTGCGCGAGCATGCCGTGCCAGACATACTGGTCGCTCTGGACGTTGGCCGGGTTGGCGAGCCCACGCAGGTTGCGCCGCACCTGGTAGGGGATCTGGGCGAGCTTGGAGATGCCCTCGCCGACGGCGTCGATCGAGCTCGAGATCAGGCGCTGCACCGGCGACATGCCGAGGCGCTCGAGGCCGATGCCGGTGGGCAGCGGTTTGAACTCGCCGGTCTGGGTTACCATGTGCATCGGCGTCGGAGCGGCGCCGGCCGGCTTGGGCGGCAGACCCCAATCGTCGGCGGGACCGATGCGTCCGATGGTCTCGGGCGCCACCTCGGTGCCCGGCGGGTGCTCCGTCGCGGCGCGGCGTGCTGCGGCACGCTGCTCGGCGGCTCGCACCGCAGCGAGCTCGTCGGCGACGGCCGCAGCGGATGTCGCGGGGGTCGCAGGCGTCTCGCGCGGAGGCGCGCGCGGGGTTTCGCGGGGGACCTCGCTAGCGAAGCGGTCGGAGTGCAGGAAGGATGCGCCTTCCTCGCGCGCGAGGGCTGCGGCATCGACCACCTGGCCGTCGAGATAGCGCCCGACGCCGGACGCCGCCGGCCGGGTATAGCGCATGGATGCGCCGATCAGCCCGCCCATGATCGTGCCGCCGACGATCGAGGTCATGCTGTCGCTGAGGTTGACCTGCGGGTCAGCGAAGGCGCGCACGGCCTCGCTGCCACCGAACGTGATAGCACCGACGGCAGCGCCGCGCGCGAAGCGCTCGCCGACGTTGGCCGCGCCGCGTATCCAGGTCGAGCCGATCGGCGCATAGGTCAGCGGGTCGAGCGCTGCGTTGAAAAACATGTGGGTGAGCGGGTTTTCGAGCGCGATCGCGCGGTCCTGGCGGCGCAGCGACGAATAGCGCTGCATGGCGTCGAACTCGGCCTGGTTGCGTGCTTGGCTGAGCCACTCGCGGTCCTGCGCGATCTGCACCCGGTTGGCCGCCGCCACTGGATCGAAGCTGCTGTCGATATAGGTCGGCCCGGTCGGGGTCGAGAAGACGGCGCCCAGCCAATTGTCGCGGAACGCCGCCCCCATGCGCTCCCAGTAGGTATTGGGCACCTGGAGCGGCTGGCCCGAGTAGATGACGGGCAGTGACGGAGTCGCGACGTCGCCAAGACGGTGGATCGTCGGGTCGGGCGTCGGCGGCGGCGGCTGTACAGCGGGGGGCTCGGCCATCAGAAGCCTCCCCGCGGATCGGTGCTCACGTCCTCGGGCAGGCCGGCGCGGATGCGCAGGCGGTGTAGCTGGATCGCGAGGTTGCGCACCGGGGTCGAGGCATCGGGGATCTGACGGTTGACCGACTCGACGGCGAGCGCCTGGACCCGCGCGCGCTCGGCGAGCATGGCCTGGCTCGCAGGATCGGGCCGGGGCTGGAACACGGCACTGGCGCGTGCATTCCAGCTCACGCCGGGTACCTCCATCGTCGGCACCGGGCGGTTGAGCGGTTCCAAGGGCTGCTGCACGCCGTTGATGTCGGGTGGCCGATAGCGGATGACCCAGTGCGGATTGCCGTCGGTGCCGTACTGGGTCATGACACGCAGGTCGCCGTTGGCGACGGCTTCGAGCGGGCTCGGTGTGCGCATCGGGATCGTGGCGCCGGCCTGGGTGGCGGCGGCCTGCGTCGCGCCAACGGCACCGACCAGCTGGCCGACGAGCTGCTCGTTGTTGAGGCCGATCGAGCGTGCATAGGCTTCGATCGAGTGGCGGTCGTAGACGGCCTGACTGACGTCGGTCGAGCCAAGATAGGTGGGCTGCCAGTCGCGCAGCACGGCACGCCGCGCACTCTCGCGCAGCGCTTCGGTGTTGTTGCCACCGAGAGCGACCTGCTGGCGGTAGTAGTTATTGAAATCGGTCTGGAGCTGCACCGGGATCTCGTTGTCGCTGGTCGCGACCGGCACCGTGCGCATGCCGGCGAGCCACGGCGCGAAGAAGTTGGGCACGCCGGTGCCGCTCTGGCTCACCGGCCGGGTGGTGCTCATGAACAGGCCCTGGATCGGACTGATTGCCGCGACCGCAACGCGCTGGGGATCTTCCTCGTAGGGCTGGCGCTCGTTGAGCGCGGTGCGGAGCTCGCTGTTCATCGCCTGCGGCACGTTGTCGTTGCCGGTGACGTTGCGCACGCGCCGGTCGATCTCCTCGGCGCCGAGACGCGATGCGGCTTCGCGCTCCTGTTGGACCGCATGCCACCGCGCCTCACCCTTGTTCGGGTCGTAGACGCCGTTGGTCTGATATTGCGGGCTCGTAAGGATGTCCTGGATGATGCTGCCGTTCTGGCGGAATTGGTCGGCGCGGCCACCCAGGAGCGCCTCCATCTGCTGGCGCGTCTCGGGGTTCGCCATCAGGCCGCCCATGTCGCTCTGGGCGCGTTGCGCCATGCTAAGGGTGCCCGAGGTCGAGAGCCCGGCATTGATCCGGTCGTTGAGCGCTGTCGGGATCACGCGCGCGCGGTTGGCGAGCGAATAGACCTGCTGGCGGTCGTCGTCGTTCGCTAGATCGGCGGCGCGCTCCTGGGTCGAGCCCGGCGGGGTATGCAGGTTGGCGACGACGCTGTCGATCGCGGCCTGGCTCGCCGGCGGGTTGGCGGTCGTCAAGGTGGCGCGATTGACCTCGGCGCCGTGCGCGTTGCGCGTGGCGAGCGCTGTGCGGGTCTGCTCCTCGAGCCGGGAGATCGCCTGCTCGGCCGCGGGCCACATGTGCAGCGGCAGGGTCTCCTGCATGGTCTGGCGCGAGAACGGCTCGGGCTGGCCGGCGGCGCGCGCCTCCCGGTTGCGCTCGTCCATGTAGGTGAGCGTGTACTGCTCGGAGGCCGCGATATCGCGCTGCGCCGCCGCGCCCTGTGCCGCCGCCACAGGCGCGTTGAGCTGCTGGTAAATCTCATTGCGCCGGTCAAGGTCGGGGATGCGATCGGCACCGCGACGTGCGGCAGCTTCGCGGCCAGCGTAGTCGTCGGCCGGTAGGGCATCCTGGGCGATGCGCGCCTCGACCACGGCGCGACGCTCCTCGGCGCGGGCAACGCGGATCTGCTCGGGGCGCACCAGCAGGTTGCCGATGATGTCTTGCAGCGCCTGCGTCGGCTGCGCGCGTGCAATGTCCCGCGCGATCTGCTGCGCGTGCTCGGGATTGTCGCCCGGGTTCTCCGTGCGGTTGCGCGTGGCGTTCTGGTCCTGGGCGCGGCGCTCGGCGTCGGCACGCGCTTGCAGCCCGCGCGCACGTCCAAGCTGTGCCTGGTTGTCGAGGTCCTGTGCTGCATGGATACCGCGCTGCACGATCTGGTCGCGTTCCTCGGTCGTGAAGCGCAGGTCAGGCCGGTTGGCATACTCGGTCACATGGCGCATCGCCGCGGTGATGCCGCCCTGGCGGTAGATCGCCAGCGTCTCGTTCGACAGCCGGTTGCCCTCGAGCGTGCGGTCGGTCGCGCGCATCACAGTGTCGATCGTGAGGTCGTTGACGCGCTCGGGGTGCGTGCGCTTGAGGTCCTCGAGCGCCAGGCGCAGACGCTCGCGGGTCTGACCGATGCGCGGGTCCGAGTGGTCGCCCGACGAGCGCGAGATCGCATCGAGGTCGCGCGCCAGGTTCTGGGTGCTGAGCGAGTCGGTCGCAAAAATCTGCTCGCGCGCCGCCGCCGACTGGCGCTCGGCGATCTGGCCCGAGAAGCCGGTAGCGAGCGCCTGCAGCTGCGTATTGATGGTCGCGCGCGCCGTGCGCGGCATCGCGCGCGTGGTCTCCTCGATATAGCCCTGGGCCGCCGATCCGAAGCCGCCGGGATCGTTCTGGAATTGCGTCTGCATGCGCCCGAACGCCTGACGCGCGTCGGTCTCGACGGCCCGGCCGTAGTTGCGCAGCAGGGCTTCGTTGTAGGCGCGGTTGCCGGCACCGAAGTTGGGCGCCATCAGCCCTTCGATCGGCCGCAGGCGCTGCGTGCCGTCGGGCTGCTGCTCATAGATCAGGGTGGCGGCACCGGCCTGGGCTGCCTCGGCGGTCGCCTCCTGCTCGTAGCGCGCTCCCATCTGACGCGCGACGTCGCCGGCGACCGCCGCACCACGGAACAGGCTCTCGGCTTCCGACGACACGACCTGCGGCTTCTGCACCGAGAAGCTGTCGGCGCGGACCTGGCTCTCGAACTGGGGGAGACCGCCGGACATCGTGCTCTCCTAGATCGGTAGGAAGCCGGGAGCGCCGACGCCGTAGCTGCCGGCGGTGCCGGTGGCGCTGCCGCCCATGCTGCTGACCGCGGAGCCGGCCGCCTGACCGCCGGACGAGCCGAAATCAAATCCCTTGAAGCCGCCGCCCGCCGCGGTGCTGGCAAAGCTGAACAGCGAGCTCGCGATACCGCTCACCATGCGGGTGTGCGCGGCCCCGACGGCGTTCGCGGCGGCGTACTGGAAATCCGCACCCTGCAGCGCGATCGAGGCCATGCGGTTCATGCGGTTGAGCTCGATGGTGTTGACGTCGCGGGTATAGGCGTCGGTCGAGGTGTCCTGGATGTTGCGTACGGTGCCGCTCTGCAGCTGGATGCCGCGCGTCGCCCACATTGCGGTCTGCGACGACAGCACGTCGGCATAGCGCCGCGTGCGCTCCGACGACTGCTGCTGCGCCTGGAGCTCGCCGGTCGAGCGCGCCAGCTCGAGCTGGCGATCATGCGAGCGCAGCGCCTGGTCGGCCTGCTGCGCCTGGGTCTTGTAAGCGCTGATATTGCCGGCGATCGACAGCCCGGTGCTGATCGCGCTGATCCCCAATAGGGCGACGGAGCCCATCAGGATGCGCCTCCCCACCGCGCTAGCGTGGAAGGATGCAGGGGGCGCATCTAGACGACGACCTCGAGCGCCATGCCGAGCACGGTGAGCTGCAGCGGCACGTCGCAGCGCACGGTCACGGTCTTGCCCTTGTCGAAGCCGAGCAGCACGAAATCATACATCCCGGTCTGGGGATCGGGCGGCACCGAGTAGTCGTCGTCGATATTGGTGATGTTGGCGCCTTCGCCCTCGGTCACCAGGCGCACGCTCTCGTAGACCTGGACGCCGGCCTTGACGACGCGCACCGGGCGGCCGCGGCTCGAGCCCTCCTCGGTCTGGATTTCGGGCGGCATGCTTTCCATCACCACGCCGTAGGCGAGCCCAACGACCGATGTTGCGGCACCCCAGACGTCGTCAGTGAGCTGGTAGACGCCGCCCGACACGACGTCGGGCTCGTGGGCGTAGCCGTTGTTCACGGCCTGGCAGAGCACACCATCGAGATGCGGAATGCCCGACACCGACGTGCCGCCGACCGTGACCGCGAGCGCGATTGCGCTGTCGAGCGTCGTGTTAGGGTTGAGGATCTCAAGGTAGTAGACGGTGGCACCATTGACGACGCGCTCGACGAGAAAGAACACGTTGCCGTTGACCGCGCAGACCTGCCGAAAATACCCCTGGGTGCGCCAATAGGCCCACGACGTGATGCGCTGCGCGCGCAGGCTGTGCAGCAGGGCAAGGCCGCCATCCGCCATCACGACATAGGCGTACTGCTCGTCGTAATAGCGCGAGGCCGTGACGCCGGCGATATCCACGGGATTGACGATGCGGCTCGGATTCATCACCGAGAGGGCGTCGCTCGAATAATTCTGGCCGACCGCGTCGTAGAGAAACTCGCGGATGTGGTGGCCGTACTTCTGCACGAAGATCATGGCCTCGTCGAAGCGCACCGGCCGGATATCGGGGTGGCAGCCGAAGCCGGTCTGCTGCTTGATCGCGGCGGTCTTGGGCGACCACGGCTGGCTGTCGCCTTCGGGCTGGTAGAGCTCGACCTGATCGGTGAACACCGTGAGATGCTTGAACGACGCGAGATGCTGGATCGACACCACCTTGTCGGCGGCGACGCCGATCCAGATCGCCTCGCTGTCGAGGCCGGTGCCGAGGTCGAAATTGAAGAAATCGCCGACCTGGCTGGCCCACAGGCCCGAGGGGTGCTTGAGCGAGCCGCCGAACACCAGGCGCTCGTTGTGAAAGCACACGGCATGCGGCCAGCCTTGCACCGGACTGAAGGCTTCCTCGTCCCAGTCGGTGGTCGGGCCGATGGTCGGCAACGGATCGCCGGCGACGATGAAGGTCGCGTTCTGCGCGTCGCTGTAGACCGACATCATCATCTGCTTGCCGGCGATGCGGAAGAAGTAGCCGACATGCGACGGGTTGAACCACGGCGCGCTGGTGGCGGCCGTGACGGTGCCGGTGGCGGCACTGGTCTGCAGCGTCATGCCGGACGGCGCATAGCGATAGAAGGGCGCGTTGCGGCCATGCGGCCCGGTAGTGAAGGCGAAGGGCGCCAGGACGAAGGTGCTGGCGCCAGTGCGTGTCAGCTTGTAGGGCGGCACCTGGGCGTGCGTGAAGATGATGGTGTCGCCGGCCTGGGCGTAGCGCAGCACGCGGGTGGTCGCGAGTGCCCACGGCGCGCCACTCACGCCGGTGCAGTACGTGCCGTCGTCGTAGAAGATGTCGATGGCGCCGTTGCGCATCGCCAGCACGTAGCCCTGGGTTTCGGAGAACTCGAACGGTACCAAGGTCGAGGGTTCGGCGAGCGGGGCGCACCAGCCGGTGCCGCTGCGGGTCTGCGCGCCGCCATGCAGCAGCGGGCGCATGTTGACCATCTGCTTGAGGCCCTGTTGCCACGCCTGCACGTCGCTGCGCAGCGGCACCAGGCGCGGATCGAGCTCGCCGGAGCTGAAGTTGGAATTGATGACCTTGCGCCGACCCCTCATCGGCGCACCGCGCGCAAGCGGCCCACCGGGAACTTCTTGGCCGGCTGGTTGAGCCGGTCGAGGCGCTTGGCGGTCAGCAGCTTGCCGTTGGCCTGGGTGCGGTGGAAGCCCGCGAGCTGGGCGTCCTCACGCAGCACGCCGGCAAAGTCGCTCGACAGGCGCTCCTCGAGCACCGCGGTGAAGTAGGGCGGGAAATAGCTCTCGTTGACCTGGCGGATATATTCGAGGACGAGCTCGTTCTGCTCGTCGAGGTCGCAGTGGATCTGGTCCTCGTTGATCTGGAAGTCGCGCAGCAGGTCGCCATTGGCCTCGATGCTGAGCAGCTTGAGATAGTCGGCGGGGAGCTGCCAGGCGTGGCTCCAGCGCGCCTCGGGCGGTGTCGCGAGATGGCCGAGCGTGACCATGTTCTGGGCGAACCGCCAGTCGTGCTCGACCAGGAGCTCGCGCACGCGCGGGTCCCACAGTCCTGCTGCGACCAGGGATTCGGTGGTGCCGTCGTCGAAGCTGCCGATCGGCTTGCCGCCGACCAGAATGCAAGCGCGGCTGCAGATCTCGTAGCGGCTTTCCACCTTGACCTATCCCTCTAGAAGCAGAGGGGCGGACACCTTTCGGCACCGTGCCCGCCCCTCGCCTCTCTGATGCGGAGCTCGCTCCGCATCTTAGCCGCCGACGGCGCCCCGGCGGCTGTAGAGCCTCCTTGGACCTAAGCCGTAGCCGGTGCTGCCGCCTTCTGCTCATCCGCACGCGTCTGCGCGAGTGCGGCCAGCCGGTCGCGCTCCTTGCGGCGCGCATAGGCTTCGTCGGTCTCGCCGGGCTGGCGCGCGGCCGGGTCGACGTTGAGGTTGTCGAGCCGCTGCTGTTCCTCGAGCGCGATCTTGGCCTGGCGCTCGAGGTCGAGACGCGCGGCCTCCTCGAGGTCGAGACGCGCCTTGTAGGCGGCATCGCTCTCGTCGGGAGCGCGGGGCGCCGACGCGACCACGGCGAGCACCGTGGCGTTGGTCACCACGCCGCCGAGCTCGTCGGTGAGGTTGATCGCCACGGCATCGGCCTGGGCGACGGCGTGGATGCCCCAGCTCGTGAGCGTGGCGTAGGCCGTGGTGGCATAGGTCACGCGGATGACGAGATGGCCGGGCTTGAGCAGGCCCTGGTAGGACTTCGGCGGGGTGATGTAGCCGCTGACCGCGACGGGTGCAGCGAGATCGGTGGTCTGCAGCACCCAGAGGGCGAAGTCGCCCGCCCGCGCGATCTGATTGAAACGCTTGGGATCGAACGCCATATGGGCTTACTCCTTGCAGGGCACGAGGAAGACGCCGGTGGCTTCGATGCCGACGGCTTCCATCGAGATGCGGACCTGAGCGAAGTGCGCGGCGCGCTCCGCGATCCAGTCGAAGTTGGAACGGAGATCGGCGACCCAGGCGCTGGCCATTGCCGGACGATGCCAGGCAAGGCCGTTGCGCACGGTGCCGGTGATGTTGAGGCCGTTGTGCATGATGAATTTGATGCCGAGGAAATCCATCATCTTGTAGCCGTCCATCCACGGCATCGTGGTCATGTAGTCGCGGCTCTTGATCTCCGGGATGTCGAGCAGCTCGATCCACGCCTGCGGCGCGAGGATGCAGTACTTCTGGCCATCCTCCGGGACGTCGTTGGCGTGGAACGCCTTGACCAATGCGAGCAGCCGGGTCTTGTCGAAAGCGGCAGTGCCGACGCCGATGCTGGCGCTGGCGATCGCCTCGGCCGCGGCGATGATGCGCTCGTCGACCTTGCGCCCTGCCGCCATCGCGAGCGCGCTGGCCGCCTGCTGACGCTCGTCGATATTGGTCTTGAGCTCGTCGAGGTCGTCGATGTACTCGCCGCCGTAGTAGTCGCTGACCGTCACGCTGACGATCGAGTGGGCGGCGTTCATCACGGGCACCAGGCCGTGCTTGCCCTTGGAGCCGACGGAGCCGGTGCCGTATTTCGGGAACTTGCCGCTCTCGCCGGGGACGACGGACTTCTCGCGGACGGTGCCGCGCAGGAGGGAGCCCTTGCGTTGGTAGGCAGTGAACACGTCACTGTCCCACTGCGTCATGAATACGGTGTCGATGGTGGTCGACATGTCGCTGATCCTTGGTTCAAACGGGGTAGAGCCCGGTTGTCCCGATCGCTGGATCAGCGGTTGTCGGCCTGCACTCGGCCGCCTCGCCTTTGCGGGGCCGTCGGCGCGCACGGCGCGCCTGGTTAATGGTGCTTAGAAGCGAGCTCGCGGGTCAGCGACTCACAGGCCACCCAATCGCGCAGCTGGGCGATCGGATAGAGCCTGCTTATCGGCACCATGTGGCACTCGTCGTAGGTCTCGCCACCTTTCAGGGGGAAGCTCCTGGCTTCGCCCATCGTGATCCAGCCGGGCAGCCATACGCGCCGTGAACCATGCTCGCGCAGCGCCAGCACATAGGGCACCCAGTCGGGAATCGCCCCGCCGCCGCGCCGCTTCGGATTGATCATCATGTCGCGGTCCCAGCCGTCCGCCGAGCGCACCTCGACCATGTCGTCGAGGTCGCGCTTCCGGTACTGCCCGATATTCGAGCTCCACTTCATCGGCAGGATGATCGCGGCGCCGAGCTCGCACAGGCAGCCGCGGATATGCAGGCGGGCGTCCTTGCAGGTGCGCGCGGGGCCGAGACCAGGATCGCACCCGCGCTTGTTCGACCACGCGAAGCGCTGCTCGCCAACCCATTGCGCCAGCGCCACATGGCGGTCCGTGAGGACCGTGCTCTCCATGTCTAGGGCTTGCGGCCGCCGCCCGCGGCCACGAGCTTCTTGAAACCCTCCTCGATCTCGCGCACGAAAGCCGGGTCGCGCTTGAATGGGTCGTGGTAGCGCGGGTCCTTCATCTTGGTCTGCAAGCTGTCCAAGGTCGGCACGTAGCCGCCGTCGCCGCCCGGTCCCTTGCCCTGCTGGTAGCCCGAGTGCAGCTTGACCATCTCCTCGACCAGCTGCACGCCCGCGGCCGTGCCGGCAAGCTGCTCGAGCAGCTTGTAGCTGCCCTCGGTCAGGTTGGCCTTCGACCACTGCTGCGCGCGGGTGACGCGCTCGACGGCGTTGTCGCCGAGCTTCTTCATCTCCTCCTTGGGATCGGGCGTGTTGTAGCCGAGGCTCTCGACGTAGACGGCGATGCCCTTCTCGTAGTCCTCCTGCGACAGGCCGGCGTTGAAGGCGTGCTCGCCCCACCACTTGAACAGCGGATTGTTGGTGTCGGGCTTGAACTCGGTGCCCTCGGGCAGCATG